TTTTTGTTTTGTGTCCCCGTTACCCAAAACTGACACTTACATATATAAGAATATAACTAACGAACCTTTAATGGGTGTAATGCAATATACCTGTCCTTCAATTGATAAGCATGGAATTAAAAAAGGAGACATAGTTACATTTATGCCGGACTCGGAATATGAGTTTAGACTAGATGATGAAATACTATATCGCATTCGTTCTAAAAATATAATAGCATATGAATCTAAAAGAGACTAAATTAAAAATTATACAAGCAGGTTATAGGGCAGTCGAGCAACTAATTAAAGTAGCCAAAGAGGATATAATAAAATTAGATAATGATGACGACTTAGCTGCTGATAGATTAAAGAACGCTGCTGCCACTAAAAAGTTAGCCATCTTTGATGCTCTTGAAATTCTGACGAGAATAGAATCAGAAAAAGAAGCAATCGAGATGGGTGAAAGTAAACCAAGGTCTAAACAAGGTTTTGCAGAAAGTCGTTCTAAATGATTAAGGAATTAAAAAATCACATACCTAAAAATGTTATCTCTAATAAAAACAGGGCTAGGAGTTGGGTGTATGGATATAATAAAAAATATGACATAGTAATTATATCAAAGAATGGACAGCTTGGTAAGATTGTTAAAATTTCAAATTTAAAAATTGGATTACCTAAAGTTCCTAAACAAGTCCACCAAAGACATGAAAATAAATTAAAACAGTATTGGGAAAGAATTGAAATACCTTCGCACTTAAGTAGAATAAAATCTATATTCCAATGGAATGGAATGCCTAACTCATTTAAAGATAAATATGTGGACTATATCGAACAAGAGTTTGATTATAGGGAACAAGGATATTGGTTTAAGAATAGAGGAGTGTCAACTTATATTACAGGTTCTCACTACATGTATCTTCAATGGACTAAGATTGATATAGGATTCCCTGACTTTCGAGAAGCAAATAGAGCTTTCTTTATTTTTTGGGAAGCATGTAAGGCTGACTCAAGAAGTTATGGAATGATTTATTTAAAAATAAGGCGTTCCGGTTTTTCATTTATGGGCTCTTCTGAATGTATTAATACAGCCACTTTAGTTAAAGACTCTAGAATAGGAATACTATCTAAGACAGGTGCCGATGCTAAAAAGATGTTTACTGATAAAGTTGTTCCTATATCTAACAGGCTTCCTTTCTTTTTTAAACCCATTCAAGACGGAATGGACAAGCCAAAGTCAGAGCTTGCATATAGAGTTCCGGCATCTAAGATTACAAAAAAAAATATGCATGAAGTATTTGAAGATGACATGGAGGGCTTAGACACCACTATTGATTGGAAAAATACTGATGATAACTCTTATGATGGAGAGAAGCTTTTACTTTTAGTTCATGATGAAAGTGGTAAATGGGTAAAGCCAAATAATATTTTAAACAATTGGAATGTAACTAAAACTTGTTTGAGATTAGGTAGTAAAATTATTGGCAAATGTATGATGGGTTCTACATCTAATGCATTAGAAAAGGGAGGAAATAATTTTAAAAAACTATTTGATGATTCTAATGCATCTGAAAGAAATGCTAATGGTCAAACTAAAAGTGGGTTATATAATTTATTTGTTCCAATGGAGTGGAACATGGAGGGTTTTATTGATAGGTATGGGATGCCTGTATTGGAAGTTCCAAAGGTTGAAGCTGAAGGTGTGGATGGTCAACCAATATATACAAGTGCAATTGAGTATTGGAAAGGAGAAGTTGAGTCACTAAAGTCAGACCCGGACAATTTAAATGAATTTTACAGACAGTTCCCTAGAACTACTGCTCATGCATTCAGAGATGAAAGTGTTTCATCTATATTTAATTTAAGTAAGTTATATCAGCAAATTGATTATAATGATTCTATGATTAAAGAACATCACATTACCACAGGTAAATTTGTATGGAAAGATGGAATTAAAGATTCAAAAGTAATATGGATTCCGGACAGCAAGGGAAGGTTTAATATATCATGGCTTCCTTCTGCTAATATTCAAAACCATGCTCATGAACGAAACGGATTAAGGATTCCGGGCAATGAGCATTTAGGTGCGTTTGGCTGTGACTCTTATGACATTAGTGGAGTAGTTGGAGGTGGAGGTTCTAATGGAGCTTTACACGGACTAACAAAGTTCAACATGGATGACGCTCCAAGTAATGAGTTTTTTTTGGAGTATATTGCAAGACCACAAACTGCGGAAATATTTTTTGAAGATGTTTTAATGGCTTGTGTATTTTATGGTATGCCTATATTAATAGAAAATAATAAACCTAGATTGTTGTACCATTTTAAAAACAGAGGATATAGAAAGTATTGCATGAACCGACCTGATAAACAATTTAATAAATTATCTAAAACAGAAAAAGAATTAGGAGGTATTCCAAACACAAGTGAGGAAGTAAAGCAGGCGCATGCAGCAGCACTTGAGTCTTACATTGAAAAACATATAGGAATTGATTTTGAAAATATATTTAGACCGCAAGACGAAATAGGAACTATGCCTTTTAATAGAACTCTTTTGGATTGGGCAAAGTTTGATATTAACAATAGAACCAAGTATGATGCTAGTATTAGCTCAGGTTTAGCTATAATGGCTTGTCAGAAGCATTTGTATGTGCCTGAAAGAAAAGAGTCAAAAATAAAACTTAACTTTGCAAGGTATACTAATACCGGCATACAAAGCGAATTAATTAGATGAAAGATGTAAAAGTAAACATAACCGAAGCAGCTTTCCCAAGTCAATTTGTATCTGACGCAGAAAAAGAAACTCAGGAGTATGGCTTGCAGATAGGGCAAGCAATACAGTACGAATGGTTCCGTAGGGATGGAGTTAGTTGTAGATTCTATGACCAATTCCGACAGTTCCATAGGCTTCGATTGTACGCTAGAGGAGAACAGTCTGTAGGCAAATACAAGAATGAATTAGCAATCGATGGAGATTTAAGTTATCTAAACTTAGATTGGACACCGGTTCCTGTCATTCCAAAGTTTGTAGATATAGTTGTCAACGGAATGTCCGATAGGTTATTTAAGGTTAAGGCGTATGCACAAGATGCAATGTCACAATCCAAAAGGAGTAAATACCAAGACATGGTAGAAGCTCAAATGGTTTCAAAAGATTTCTTACAGAGCTTACAGCAAAATACAGGATTTGACCCCTTCATGGTTTCTCCTGAAGAACTACCTCAATCTGATGAGGAGTTATCATTATATATGGAGCTCAACTATAAACCTGCAATTGAAATTGCAGAAGAAGAAGCAATCAATACAATCTTTGAAGAAAACCATTATATGGATTTAAGAAAAAGATTGGACTATGATTTAACAGTTTTAGGTATTGGAGTAACTAAGCATGAGTTTTTACCGGGAGCAGGAGTTGAAGTTAAATATGTTGACCCTGCAAACATTGTATATAGTTATACAGAAGACCCACACTTTAAAGATTGTTTTTATTGGGGAGAAGTTAAGACTCTTCCTATAGTCGAGCTAATAAAGATTGACCCATCTTTAACTAATGAAGATTTAGATGAGATAAGTAAGTATAGTCAAAATTGGTATGACTATTATAATGTAGCACAGTATTATGAAAACGATATGTTTTATAGAGATACCTGTACTTTGTTATACTTTAATTATAAGACAACTAAAAAAATAGTATATAAGAAAAAAATAATGGCTACCGGTGGAAGCAAGGTTATTGAAAAAGATGACCAATTTAATCCACCTGTAGAAGTAATGGAAGATGGTAACTTTGAAAAGTTAGAAAAAACTATTGATGTTTGGTATAACGGAGTAATGGTTATGGGTACCAATATTTTATTGAAATGGGAGTTAGCTCATAATATGGTTAGACCTAAGTCTTCTTCTCAACATGCTTTACCAAATTATGTAGCTGTTGCTCCAAGAATGTATAAGGGAGTTATTGAATCCCTTGTTAGAAGAATGATTCCATTTGCTGACTTAATACAAATGACTCATTTAAAATTGCAACAAGTCATAGCAAGAACTGTACCGGATGGAGTTTATATAGATGCAGATGGTCTAAGTGAAGTTGACCTTGGAACAGGTAATGCTTATAATCCTGAAGATGCATTAAGATTGTATTTTCAAACAGGTTCGGTTATAGGAAGAAGCTATACTCAAGATGGAGACTTTAATCAGGCTAGAGTTCCTATTAAAGAAATATCTAGTAGTTCCGGTGCGTCTAAAGCACAAATGTTAATTGCTAATTACAACCATTATCTTGGAATGATTAGGCAGGTAACCGGACTTAATGAAGCAAGAGATGCAAGTATACCTGA